ATTAGCACAGAGGGAATCGCAATCACAGTAGTTTATGCAGATGCTACAAAAGGTTGGTTAGTAACAGAATCAGGATTACAATCAGAAGCTCCGGGACCTCAATTTATAGCAGCTACAGGTGGAACCGTTACAACTGTTTGTACTAATTTTAAAGTTCACACTTTTACAGGACCTGGTACTTTTTGTGTATCTGCAGCAGGTAATTCTGCAGGATCAAATACAGTTTCTTATATGGTTATTGCCGGCGGTGGTGGAGCAGGGCATAGTTATCCAACTAGTAATGCCGGTGGTGGCGGTGGAGCTGGAGGATATAGAGAAGGATTAGGTGTAAATGATTCTTATACAGGGTCTCCATTACGAGCAGCTACAGGAGTTCCTGTTACAGCTACAGCTTTTCCAATTCAAGTAGGTGGAGGAGGTCCTGGTCACACTCCAAGTGGTGCAGGTACTAGTGGTAGTAATTCAATTTTTTCAACAATAACATCAGCAGGTGGTGGAAAAGGTGCTGCAAGTGGACCAGGTAGTGGATCACCATCACTTGCTCTTACAGGTGGATCCGGTGGTGGTGGTGGTGGCGGAACATCTTCAGCGTGTAGTTGGGGCACTGGTAAAGCAGGAAACACACCTCCTGTAAGTCCACCACAAGGTAATAATGGTGGAACTAACTACAAAGTATCTACAGGATCTAATCCAGATAACCCTGGAGCAGGTGGTGGAGGAGCTTCGGCAGCAGCCCCTAACGCACCATCAGGTGCAGGTGGAAATGGTGGTGCTGGTGCAACTACAAGTATTAATGGTACACCTACTGTAAGAGCAGGTGGTGGAGCAGGTGGTGGAAGTCCAAATGGTACAGGCGGAACAGGTGGTGGCGGAGGCACTGGAGCGTTAAATGGCACGTGTAACACTGGAGGTGGTGGAGGTGGTACTATGAATGGAAGTAATGGTGGAAATGGTGGTTCAGGAATAGTAATAATAAGGTATAAATTTCAATAATTATGACAAGTACAATCAAAGTAAACACAATAACAACAGAATCAGGATCTACATTAACTGTAGGTGGATGCGGAAAAACTGTTGCTTTAGCATCAGGTGCATCACAAACAGGGTTTGGTAGAACAGGAACAGTAGACTGGCAAACAGGAAGTATTAAAACAGCTACATTCACTGCTGCTAATGGTGAGGGTTATTTTGCAAACACTTCAGGTGGAGCTTTTACAATGAACTTACCTGCAGGGACTGCTGGAAATATTGTGTCTGTTGTAGATTATACAAATTCTTTTCAAACACATAATTTAACAGTCACTCCAAATGGTTCACAGAAAATTGGTGGAACTGCTTCATCTGCAATTTTAGATACAGAAGGTCAATCGGTAACTTGGGTATATGTGGATGATACTGAAGGTTGGAAAAACGTTCAAGATTCAACATCTAATGTTACAGGAAAAACTTTTATTACAGCTACAGGTGGAACAGTTGCAACTGTTTGTACAAATTTTAAAGTTCATACCTTTACAGGCCCAGGCACTTTTTGTGTTTCACAAATAGCAAGCTCATCACCAGAAAATATAGTTTCATACACAATAGTAGGTGGTGGCGGTGGTGGTATGGGTGGTGGAGCTGGAGCTGGTGGTTTTAGAGAAGTTAACTCTCCCTCTGCACCTTTTACAGCAAGCCCTTTAGATGGATATGGAATTTCAACAAATAGAGTTACACTTACGGCATCAGCGTTTCCAATAGCAGTTGGAGCAGGCGGTGCTGGTGCAAGTGCAGGTGGTGATCCACCAACTGGTAGTTTAGGCACAGTTTCAACTTTTTCAACTATAACAGCAGCGCGTGGAGGTAGAGGCGGACGTTGGGGTAATAGTGGTTTCCCTTGTTCTAACGTTCCTGGTGGATCAGGTGGTGGTGGAGGTCAAAGATCACCAAGTGGTGGCGGTGCGGGAACTGGTAATGACCCATCAACATCCCCTCCACAGGGTAATGATGGAGGAGCCTCTGTTGCTGATGGTAGTGCGTGTGGAGGAGCAGGTGGCGGTGGTGGTGCTACGGCAGTTGGAACTGCTGGAACTACTGGACAATCAGGAGCTGGTGGAACAGGTGCTACAAATCACATCACAGGATCACCCGTTGCAAGAGCTGGTGGCGGTGGAGGTGGTGGAAGATCCCCAGGATCAGCTTTAGGTGCTGCAAGTCCTTGTGGTACAGGTGGTGCAGGATCAAGAACTTGTTCTCCTGGAGGAAGTAATGGAACTGTTAACACTGGTGGTGGTGGCGGTGGTGGAGGATATGGATCTAATTACGGAGTTGGTGGAAATGGTGGCTCTGGTGTAGTAATAATAAGATATAGGTTTCAATAATTATGAGTGAAATAAAAGTAAATAAAGTAAGTCCAAGAACAAATTGTGGTACAGTCACATTAGGAGATAGTGGAGACACTATTACAATTCCTGCTGGTGTATCTATAACAAACTCTGGTACTGCATCAGGTTTTGGTGCAACAGGTTCAGCTTCTTGGGTAACAACTAAAAAAACAGCAACTTTTACAGCGACAGCTGGTGAAGGATATTTTTGTGACACAGCAGCGGTAGGTGCTTTTACAGTAAATTTACCATCATCCCCTAGTGCAGGAGCTGTTGTTGCAGTAGCAGATTATGCAAATAATTTTGGTACAGCTAATCTAACTATTGGTAGAGGTGGTTCTAATATAGAAGGAGCTGCTTCAGATTTTGTATGTAATATAGATGGAGTTGCAATAACTTTGGTTTATGTAGATGCAACTAAAGGTTGGATTACAACAGACACAGGACAAAGCACGGATGCTTTTAGTCCTCCTTTTATACAGGCAACAGGAGGCACAGTTACTTGTTGTGGAGATTTTAAAATTCATACATTTACAGGACCAGGAACTTTTAATGTTACCAGCACAGCAACAAATGCAGCACAAAATACGGTTGGTTATCTAGTGGTTGCAGGTGGTGGATCTGGTGGATTCTGTGTAGGTGGCGGTGGTGGAGCTGGTGGTTATAGAGAAGGTAGAAATGCACCAATAGACAATTTTACAGCTTCGCCTTTAGTAGCGAATGCACCGACAAATGCAGTAACGATTTCAGTGCAAGCTTACCCAATTGTAGTTGGAGGTGGTGGTGCTGTTCCATCTGGAGCACAAGTTCCTGGAAACGATGGTGCTAATTCAAGTTTTGATACAATATCAGCTGCCGGTGGTGGAGGTGGAGGCACTTATAATGCTGGATGTGGTCCTCTTCCAAACAACAATGGTCGTGCTGGTGGATCTGGTGGTGGCGGCGGTGGTTGGAATAGACCACAACCTCACTGCGGAGGTGCAGGAAATACACCATCAACAACTCCTCCACAAGGTCAACCTGGAGGTAATGGTCCTCCGGCTCCAGCAACACGTGCTGGTGGTGGTGGCGGTGGCGCAGGAGGAACAGGTACAAGTTCTCCTCCGTGTTCTGGGCCTCCAACAGCAACTCCTCTCGCTCCAGGCGGACCAGGAGTAGCATCTTCAATTACAGGATCATCTGTTACAAGAGCAGCTGGTGGTGCAGGAGCAAATGATAATTCAGTTACACCAGGAAATGCAGGAGCAGCAAATACTGGAGAAGGTGGTTTTGGAGCAGGTGCTCCTACACCAACTTTTGGTGGCAATGGTGCGACTGGTGGATCAGGAATAGTTATAATAAGATATAAATTTCAATAGTTGAATGGTAATTAAAATTAATATATAAGGAGAATATTATGGCACATTTTGCAAAACTAGGAGTTAACGGAAAAGTTATATCAGTATTAACTTTAGACAATAAAGATATGTTAAATGCTGATGGTGTTGAAGACGAATCAGTAGGTCAACAATATTTAGAAAGACATAATAATTGGCCTGCACAAATGTGGATTCAAACATCTTACAATACAAGAGGTAATACACATAGCTCTGGTGATAACTCAAAAGCATTTAGAGGCAATTACGCAGGTATAGGTTATGAATGGGACGAGGATAATCAAATATTTTGGTCTAAAAAACCATATGCTTCTTGGGTAAAAAATACTTCTACTGCAAACTGGGAATCACCGATAGGTGACGCTCCTGCATTCACAGCAGAACAAGAATCACAAAATGAAGCTGGCACTCATAGATGGCGTTATAATTGGAATGAATCAAGCCAGTCTTGGGACTTGACAGACGAGTTAGCATAAATTAAAAAGGTATGTGGTATGCAAAAGAAAGTATTATCTGAACAAGCTTTATATTATGGTGATGTAGCAATGCCCAAAGGTTGGGACATTGACCCAGATAAATTAACAAAAGATACTTTAAAATCACAAATTACTAATTCACGTTTTCCATTCTCACGAACTTGGGATATGTTAAATACATATATGCGAGAGCATATTAATCTCGAATATGGTTTTAATTTAATTAACAAAGAAACGTGGGGCAATATGTATAAGCCTCAGGAGACTACAATTCCATTATTAAATATAGATCCTGTGGATTTGCGAAACTCTCCTGATTATACATTATTGTATGGCGTAAAAGTTAAAGATTGTATGGTCAGAATACACTATGAAGATAACAGACGTAAAGGAAGAAGCTGGGATATACCACTTATAGATAACAGATTTATTATGTTTCCATCAACTAATATGTATTACATAACCAATAATCAAAAAAATAATTTAAATTTTGTACAAACTATAACGTATGAATACATTTAAACCTTTAATAGCACAAACAAAACCAATGTCTCATCTTGCTTCTTTAACAGAATTACAATCTAATAGATTAGAAGATAGTTATGTAGAACACCCTAATGATTTAAAATATCAAGCAGTTGAAAAAGCTGTATTAGAAGAAGGTTTATTAGATCCAATTCGTGTTAGAAAAACAGATATGTTAATTATAACAGGCAATCAAAGATCTTGGTTTGCTAAAAAGCACGGATATACCCACATATCAGCGGAGTTTATAGAATGAATATGTCTAATTACTATTGGTATTTTAGTGGAGTATTACCACCTAGATTCTGCGATGAAGTAATACAATATGCAAACGCACAAAAAGAAGTTATGGCTAGAACTGGTGGCTATGGTGATAGAAAATTAAAAAAAGAAGAAGTATTAGATTTAAAAAGAAAACGAAACTCTGATTTAGTATGGCTTAATGATACTTGGATATATAAAGAATTACATCCTTATGTGCATCAAGCTAATAGAGACGCTGGTTGGAATTTTGAATGGGACAGAAGTGAGTCTTGTCAGTTTACAAAATATAAACTAAACCAATACTACGATTGGCATTGTGATAGTTGGGACAAACCTTATAATAGACCAGGTAAACCAGATCACGGAAAAATTCGAAAACTATCTATGACTTGTCAGTTAACAGATGGATCGGAATACCAAGGTGGTGAATTAGAATTTGATTTTAGAAACTATGATCCACATATGCGAGACGAATCAAAACACAGAGTACAATGTAAAGAGATATTACCAAGAGGATCTATTATTGTATTTCCTAGTTTTGTGTGGCATAGAGTTAAACCAGTAACATCAGGCACAAGATATAGTCTTGTGGTATGGCATTTAGGGAGGCCTTTTAGATAATGTTTATAAATAGTTATTTTCCAACTGTAATATGGAGCGAAGAAAAACCAGAGTTTGTAAAATCATTAAACAAAGCAAGTAATAAATATATTGTTGATGCTCGTAAAAGAGAAAAGGAATATATAAAAAAACACGGTGATTTTGGAAGATCATACCACTCAACACCTCTTACAATTGACAATGATTTTTTAGATTTTAGAAATTATATTGGTTCAAAATCTTGGGAGTATTTAGATCATCAAGGTTATGATATGTCACAATACACAACTATGTTTAGTGAGTTATGGGTACAAGAGTTTGCTAAAAAAGGTGG